GGCGGATCGGAGTGTGGGCTGCGGCGACGGTAGCCAAAAGCACTGAGGAAAGCGCGCCTCGGTAAGACAGCCCACACCCCGATGCTCCCTGCATCGCCTTACTCCCTCAGGATTTGCCCGGCTCCGGCCGGGCCTCTTTTTCCCCTCGCCTCCTTCCTGCTGCTCACTGGTCTCCATCAACGAAAGCAGAGTCCGCGATGACCAGTGGGCAGCAGAAAGGACGCGACCACGGAGGTTCCTCATGACCATGTACGCAGCAATCGCGCGCAGCAGCCGCGCCATGCGGTCTGCCCAGATCGCCTATGACAACGCCGAGCCGGACACCCGAGAGCCCTGGATCGAAACCCGCGAGGGCGACGGCTGGCTTGAAGCCGGCATTGCCGAGCTGCTGGCCAAGCGCGACGTGAAGCTGGTCGGCAAGGTCATCGTGTCGGCCAAGCGTTTCATCGTCGAATTCTCCCAGGCCGCCGCAGACGTCTATGCCGCCGATGACGAGTTCGACTTGGAATGGGATCTGGCCACCGGCCGGCCCTACTACGCGAAGAAGTACCAGGAGCTGGCCCGCGAAGTCGCGGTGCGGCTGCTGCTTCCCCACGCCGCCGAAGCGGAATTCGAAGCCGACATGGAGATGTTCTGATGCACGCCTCTACTCCCCTCGTCCCCAGCATCATCGACGACCAACTGGCCGAGCTTTCCACCTACGACGCACACGAAGCGGTCGGCGAGACGCCCGAGGCTGCTATCCGTGCTGCGGAAGGCCTTGGCCTGAGCGGTTGGCCCCGCAGCGCCGGGCGCGAAGAGCGAGGCGGCCGCTTCATCTGGGTTCATCGCTACGAGCGGCCGGAGGTGCGCCATGCCTGACAAAGAACGCGCCCGCACCCACTTCGAGGCCCGCGCCATCGTCTACGGCCTCGACATCGCCAAGTACACCAACGGCCACGACTACGACAGCGACGAGACCCAGCGCTACTGGCTGGGTTTCTGCTGGGCGCTCGGCTTGGCATAACCCCCTTCCCCCTCACTTCATCGAATGCGCGGCGCCGTATGGGTTGCTGCGCGTGGAGAAAAGCATGAGTACAGCAATCGCCCATCGGCAGGACACGCCTGCCGCCGTAATCCAGCCGGCCGGCGAGTCGGCAACCATTCTGCAGGTCATCCAGCGCGCGGCAGCCGACCCGCAGTGCGACATCGAGAAGATGGAGCGGCTGATGTCCATGCACGAGCGCTTCCTGGCGAAGCAGGCCGAGCAGCAGTACGCCGAAGCGCTGGCCATGATGCAGCAGGAGCTGCCCGTCATCACTGAGCGCGGCGGTATCAAGGATAAGGGTGGCCGGATCCAGAGCACCTATGCGCTGTGGGAGGACATCAACGAGGCGATCAAGCCGATCCTCGCCAAGCACGGCTTCGCCCTCACCTTCCGCATTCCGCGCAACGAGCGCGGCATTGAAGTGGAAGGCGTCTTGAGTCATCGGGCTGGCCACCGCGAAACCACGTCGATCCTGCTGCCTGCGGACACCAGCGGCAACAAGAATGCGGTGCAGGCAGTGGCCTCCAGCGTCAGCTACGGCAAGCGCTACACGGCCGGCGCGCTGCTCAACTTCACCAGCTGCGGCGAAGACGACGACGGCCAATCAGCAGGAGCCAAGCCTGAGAAGCTCATCACTGGAATCCAGGTGAAGCGGATTGAGGTAGTGGTCGCAAGCTGTAGTCCTGGTGTGCAGCGCAAGTTCAGCGAGGACTGGCCTGACCCCTCGCAGATCCCGGCTGGGCAGTTCGACGCCATCCTCCAGAGCCTGGAGGGCGCCGCGCTGAAGTACCAGAAATCCCTGAAGGAGCAGCAGCCGTGACGATGCAGATCATCCGCGACATCGAGCAAGGGTCGGCCGATTGGCAGGCCCTGCGGCTCGGGATCATCACCTGCTCCGAGCTGGATTGCCTTCTGGTCAACGGCAAGGGCGAGGCAGGATTCGGCGCTGCCGCTTTCACCTACATGGACCAGCTCATCGGCGAGCGCATCACCGGAGAGGCGGCCGACCCGTTCATGGGCAACCGCCATACCGAGCGCGGGCATGAGCTGGAAGCGGTCGCGCGCGGCTTGTATGAATCGCGCGAAGAGGTCGCGGCAGAACAGGTGGCGATCATCCTAAATCACGGAATCGGCTACTCCCCGGACTCGCTGATTGGCGCCAGCGGGCTGGCCGAGATCAAGACGAAGCTGCCCAAGTTCCAGGTGGGCGTGATTCTCGCCAACGAGATCCCGAAGGAGCACGTCGCCCAGTGCCAGGGCGGCCTGTGGGTCAGCGAGCGCGAATGGATCGACTTCGTTTCCTATTGGCCTGGCATGCCCCTCTTCATCAAGCGCGCATACCGCGATGAGGCGCTGATTCGGAAGATCAGCGAGCGCGTATCCACCTTCTACGAGCTGCTCGAAGAGCGGATGAATCGGGTGATGGGCATTGCCGCCTGACCCCACAACCAAGGAGCCAACATGGCGCGCGGAATCAACAAGGTCACATTGATCGGAAACGTGGGCGGCGACCCGGAAACCCGCTATCTGCCCAACGGCAACGCGGTCACCAACATCACCATGGCAACCAGTGACAGCTGGAAGGACAAACAGACCGGCCAGCTTCAGGAGCGCACCGAATGGCACCGCGTGGTGCTGTTCGGCAAGGTCGCCGAGATCGCCGGCGAGTACCTGCGCAAGGGTTCGCAGTGTTACATCGAGGGGCGCCTGCAGACTCGCGAGTGGGAGAAGGACGGCGTGAAGCGCTACACCACGGAGATCGTCGTGGACATGGGCGGCACGCTGCAATTGCTCGGCGGAAAGCCTGACGGACAGCAGGCACAGCAACCGCGGCAGCGCGCACCGCAACAACAGGGCCAGCGCGCTCAGCATTCCCAGTCGCAAAGCGCTCCCGATTACGACGGGTACGGCATTCAGTATTGATCCACTCAGGGCGCCGCAATGGCGCCCGCATCATCCGGAACAACCCCATGCAGACCATTTGCAAAATCACCCCTGATCGCCGGGCGGATGACGCTGCCTGGCTGTCCGCTCTGGTTGAGCAGAATCGCCACAAGATCGAGGTCATCGACGGCTGCAAATTCGCACCCCCGGCCAAGCGCCGCGACTGGATTGACCCCGACTACCAGCTGCGCCGCGAGCGCAAACCGCCAGCACGAACCATCGTCCGCATGATCGCTGCCCACTCAACCGAGATGGAAAACGGCGTAGAGGTGGTGCGCACCGCCCACCAGGTAACGCGCGAGCTCAACCGCCAGGGCATCCCGGTAGATCTGGCGCATGTCGAGCTGTACGCCCGGCAACACCGGATCAGGCTGCGTGACCCGCGCGAGCGCCGCATGCCGCAGGTGCGCCGGCCCGGAGGAACGAAACAGGCCCACGACCGGGCAGCATTGCGGGAGGAATGGACGTGAGCCGCCAGCACAATCAGCAGGTGCGCCGCGAGCGCCTGTATCGCGCCATGGTCCGCCAGTTGCGCGTGGCGGTGGTCAACATGGCCAACCCTGACCGCCAGGGCGTCATCGACTGGAAGACCTGCAACAACCTGCGAACGAGCCGCGCCCTCGCCGACGCGATCTGCCACGTGTCACACCGGTGGGTCATTTTCCTTGGCGCGCTATGCATTGACGACCAGGGTCGGCGATACCTCAAGGGGCGAGAGATCGCACCGAACGGCATCTACCGGTCAGACGCTCTGGCTGACGTGATGGAGGCGCACCACCGCGAGCTGATCGATACCTGCAACCCGCAGCACCTGATAGGCGGTGCGTGGATCGCGATTCCCTGCGAAGTATCGCTGACCGAGGAGCAGGCGTTTCGGATCTTCGAGGCGTGCGGCGGATGGACCCAGCGGGAGGTGGCGGCGTGAAATTCGCTGATCCGCTGGACGCGGTACGGCATGCGGCCTACCGCGCAACGTCCACGGGCCGGCCCTGGGGTATCTACGACCTGGGCCGGCGCGTCATCACCGCCCCGCTCG